TAATCTAGCTGCGGGTCAGCTTTCTTGTCTGCTGCATAGTCGTTGAAATCTTCATACTCGCCAAAGCTGAATGTGGCCTCTCCGCGCTCCTCGCCGCAGTCACAAATTACCGCGCGACCGAAGAATCCTGACTCCATCTTATCCTCATCAATCATGCTGGCCAGCTTCTGCGGTGTTGAGAATGCCATCAGGTTAACACTTGGGTTTGGCAGACAGTTGTTAACGAACCCAATGCACTTCTCCACCTCTGCCAGTTTTATCTCAAGGTTGGCAACATCAAGCTCCAGCTTTTTGCGCTTGCCATCGTCAAGCTCGCCGCACTCGTCAATGTCTTTCTGCTTGGCCGAGATGCGTTTTTCAATCGTTGCCTTTCGCGACTCGAACTTGTCTGCCAGCTCTGTCCTGTGCAGCTCTGATGGCTCGAATGACCCAGCGGTACATAACTGCATAATCACTGACTCAACGTTGCTCATGAACTTGTTTTTCCCGGTATTGCTGCCGAGTATTTTCTGCGCCTCGTCCACAATGTACGCACAACGTCCTTGGTTCATGTAGGCGGCAACCACAACATCCTTATCTGAGCGGATATCGCCGTAAATCTTTTTGTTGTTGTGGTGCAGTATTTCCTTTACTACCCGCTGCGGCAGCTCCTTACCACCAGCAGACAGTCCAAGCGTCAAAGAAATAAGACTTAGCCCAACGCCTTTCATGCCTACCATACCGCTGGCACAAATAGACATACATTGCAGTGCAGCCAGTGCGTATGCCCCTCCAGTTAGCTCACGATTGGCACATGAGCGCATGTAGTGAGTAATCTCACCAGCTAGTCCCGGCGGATTGTCAATGTCATATTGTTTGAGCGATATGCCGTCCGGCAGGTCTTTGGTGTTTTTTGTTGGCTCAATATCTTGAGAAACAATAGGTGCTGGAGCATTTCTAGACATATCCTTGCGCATCGCTTCACGCAGCGCATCGCGGCACTTTTTTTCACCATATTTTTGAAAGTAGTCGTTCCAGTCGCCAAGCTCAGGAGGAAGCGCAACCAACCCATCAACCACGATTGCAGCAGCATCTGCGTAGTCCTTGCCTGCGTTATGTTCATCATTATCAGCAAAAAACACTATCTTTGCGTTGGGATGCTGTGAGCGAACATACTTTGCCACCTCAAGCAAATTTCCGGTATTGAATGCGCAATAGGTCATCATCCCGGTGATGAGGTTGCACGTCTGTCCAGTAGCGTAACCCTCTGCAATACCAACGAACTTATCGCACTTACCATCAATCTTGTTGTAAACGCCTTGCATATCACCACCATAAAGTGGCCGCTTCTCTCCATCTTCTTTAATTTGCTGCATGTTCACCAGTTCTCCGTTTTTATACGCAGGCACCAATAATAGCTCACCTACTTGGATACGCTCACCATCTCTGGCAATCATTACCTCGCCATTGGTCATCCATTCACCGCTTAACCCCTTTCGCTCCATGTATGGATTTTGACGCATCACCGCAGACGCCAGCAAGTTTGCCGCGCCTATCGCCGCTTGCTTGATATTAGCTTCACGCACCGCGTTATGGTCAACAACTGGCGCGCGTACCGGCGCAACACTGCGCACGGTATCACCAAGCAGCTCATTGGCTGTATCAATGGTGGATTTGCCAAGGTACATAGACAGCAACTTTAGTCCGCCGCCTGACTGTGGGTCGCAGTGGCTACAGTACCAAGTGCCAAGGCCGTCCTTGTCATCGAAGCGGAATCGGTCTTTACCGCCACATACTGGACATGGCCCGTGCTTGTTTCCATGCGGTAATTGAGCTCCATAACCCTCAAGCGTAGCGCGCCAGTTGCCACGAAACTCATTTAACGCACGGTCAATTGGCGACTCGTCATCGTACTTGTATTCGCGCTTTGCAGAGCATTTGCAGCCGTCAGCCGCGGCATGGCCGCAGCTTAGTGTGAGTGGGAATTTCATGATAATAACTCTAGCGCTTCGTTAATGGCTGAGTCTATGTCGTGGCTGTAAATACGATAGTGAGAAACCGGAGTATTTGGGAATATTACCAGCTCAACAATAGAATCATTGCCAATCATCTTGTCTAGGGTATCTTTTGAGATTCCAAGATTGTTTAGCATTTCATCAGTAAGGTCAACACCATTACTAACTTGCCAAGATTTGGTTGGAATATCAGAAAAGTCAAACAGATAATTCTCAACAGAATCGTAAACAGTCCTGTGCGGATTTACGTCAAGAGTAAAACTGACTTTACACTTTGCTGATAGCTCTTGTAGTTTGTTCATCTAGCTCACCTTTTCTTCTTATGCCAACAACTCAGGATTTTGGTGGATGTTGCCGATTACTTTAAATTCTGAGCCATTGTATGTTCCTAGATATGAAAATGGCTGCCACTGACCATATCCATAAAAAACATCACTGTGACCAACATGACTGCCAACTCCATCGACAATATCCCCCTCATAAATCTCCACGCCGTTGCAGTCGTGTAGGTCGGTGAATTGCTCAATAATAACTGGCTGTCCATCTTCAAGCCATTTAAACATGTTAGATGTAGTTCCGTCGCAATACTCGCCAGCCTCTTCGTGCCACGCTCTAAATTTCAATTCTCTCATCTCGTTCACCTTCCAAAGTTACTAAAACGCAGCTTTAATCTCGTCTAACGCAAGATTTACCCGCAAGCATTCATCATCAGTCAGCTTGCCTACGTAGCTATAGCCTGTGCGACCAGCAGCGCTGCCGGTAACACGCTGGATGCGTAGCGGGATAATCTCAGAGCGCAACGCTACGCGACGCATGCTAACACCATGTTCTTTCGCCTTAACTAAACGCTCGACTGTTTCTTCATATGTATGTGTCATGTGTAACCCCTTATTAATGATTGACGTAAGAAATATAAATTAAAAAATGCTTGCAAGCAAATAATTTTTACACTAATGTTTGTCTCACTTACACAACAACGAGGTAAACAACATGGGTTTTTTTGATGATGTACAAGGATTGGAGGCGAACTTTGAAGGCACATACAACGGCGACCAAAAGACTATTCCAGATAAAACAGAGCTTGAGTGTCTAGTGTATGAATGCTTCAACGGCATGGTAGAAGGCAAGGGCCTTAACGAGTGCGTTATTAGCTTAATCGTTACGCAGGAAGGCAGCCAATTCAAAGGCCAGAAATACCGATTTAAGCCAAAGATTTGGGACAATGACGCAGCGAAGCGCGACCTTGGCAAGCGCAACCTATTCGTGATTGATGCTCAGTCTGGCATGCATATGAGCGAACGCAAGCTTGATTTGACCACCGACAATATGGATACATACTGGTCTGGCAAAGCATACGTCCGCGCTGAGTTCGGCCTGCTGGTGGATGAGCAAGATGGCAGAGAAGTCAACTTTATACGTGGCTTAGGCAATATCCGCGAGAAGATGGTTCCAAACAAATACCAACAGCAGCGTATGCAGCCGGCGCAGTCAGCACAGCAGCCAGATATTGACGACGATATTGACTTCTAACAAACAACAATAAGCCGCCTGCGGGCGGCAACGAGGTGAACTATGGAAAACTTACCAATCGAAATTACTGAAACGCAAGCAACTAACTTGCCAACTTTGCCATCAATGTTTAGCGCGGAAAATCTTGAAGCGTTATTCAAGCAGGTTGAGGATGAAGTCAAGGACGAAGTGCCTGACGTTGAAACCGAAGAAGGCCGGGCGCGTATTAAGTCAATCGCGCTTAAGATTGCCAAGAGCAAGACGGCAATCGACACGCCAATTCGTGACCATTTGCGCGCAATGAAGGCTATCCCAAAGGTGCTTGAGGCAAATGCGCGTGAAAGCATTGAACGATTCGACAGCCTCAAGGCTAAAGTGCTGGCACCGCTTGAAGCTGCGCAGGCCAAGCAAGATGAGTTAATAAACTGGATGGTTGGCGTGCCGGCGTGGTGCAACTCATGCGAACAGTCATCACTTGTTGAAGGCGTTGTCGCCGACTTGGCCGCAGTTGACTTATCGCAATTCTGGCCTGAGCTGGCAAAGAAAGCAAAGCAGCACCATGAAGCGTCAACCATTATTGCCAACGATACATTGAAGCGTTTGCGCAATCAGGAAGAGCAGGCCGCCGAGATTGAGCGCTTACGCAAAAAGGATGCCGAGCGTGAACGTGCAGAACATGAGCGCAAGATTGCGGAAGCAGCAGCAGAGAAGGCTCGCGAAGATGAGCGTCAACGCGCACAACTTGAACGTGAGCAAGCAGAACGCCGCGCAGTTGAGGCAAAACAACGCGAAGAGCAACAACGCCTAGCAGCAGAGCAGGCCAAGCGCGATGCCGAGGCTGCCGAGCAACGCAGAATCGAAGCAGAAAAACTGGCCGAGCAGCAACGCATTGAAGCCGCTGAAAAAGCAAAACGTGATGCCGCAGAAGCAGCCGAGCTTGCCGCCAAGCAAGAGCGCGAACGTATCGAAGCCGAAGAAGCAGAATCCAAGCGTCTTGCAGATGCGCGCGCAGCAGATAAAGAGCACCGCATCAAGGTTAACCGCGCCGCCATGGTCGCGCTTATGTCGGAAGGCTTTAGCGAGGAAGATGCTAAGAAAATTGTCACCGCAGTGGCAAAAGGTTTGATTCCAAATATCATCATCACATACTAATAACTAACAGCGCCACTTCGGTGGCGCAACGAGGTGAACTATGTTCCTACTAAAAGCAATTATAATCACAGCATTAATCTACGGAATGGAATGGTTACTGTTCTTTATCGATTCAATGTCACGCAAGCCAACAAATGACAAGATGATTGCGCCAAGCGTGTATGGTGTGCTGAGCGTGTTTGTTGGGGTTTGTGCGGCTATTGGTGCGTAGCTATGGCTTTCGAATTAAGAGACTACCAGCGAGATGCATGCAACGCTGTAATTAACTATGTTAGGAAGCGCACAGACCCTGTGCTGATTGAGCTTTCAACTGGTTCAGGTAAATCCGTAATCGTTGCCGAGCTTGCCCGCTTCTTTGCCACAGCTGCACCACACAAGCGCGTGTTGTGCATTGCTCCGTCAAAGGAATTAGTCGAACAAAACCACAGCAAGTATCTTGCTTACGGATTCCCAGCATCAATTTTCTGCTCAAGTGCTGGCAAGAAATCTTTACGCCAGCAAGTTATCTACGCCAGCCCGTTGACGGCAATCAAGCAGATTGACGCGATAGCACGCCTTGGCATCAGCGCCATCATCATTGATGAGGCGCACAACGACACGCAAACAGTGCGCGATATTGTTGAAGGCGTGCGCAACTATGTAGAGAAAGGCCGCCATCTTAACGAAAAAGTGCGCGTAATCGGTATGACAGCCACGCCGTACCGCATGGGCACTGGCTTTATTTACGGAATTGACGCATCTGGCGATGAGGAAATCTACTACGACGAATCATCTGCAATTAATCCGTACTACTCGCGCCTTGTGTACCGAGTAACGGCAGGGTATTTGATTTCGCGCGGCTACCTGTCGCAAGTTATCATTGGCGAGAATAGCGACCATTACGACACTAGCACGCTAGAGACTGACAGCTTTGGCCGAATCTCTGCCGAGTCAAATGCGCGCACGTTTGAGGGCAATAGCAAGACAGAGCGCATTGTTAGAAAGGTTGAGCAGTTATCAGCCAATCGCCGTGGTGTGATGTTCTTTGCTGCCACCATTCAGCACGCAGAGGAGATTGCGGCGTTGTTGCCGGGTTCAATGGTAGTTACTGGTAAAACAAAGAAAAGCGAGCGCGAACGCATAATAAGCGATTTTAAGTCTATGAAATTTAAATACTTAATTAATGTCGCCGTTTTATGCGTAGGTTTTGACTCTCCACACGTCGACGTTGTTGCCATACTAAGAGCAACTGAATCAGCCGGGCTACTACAGCAAATTGTCGGACGTGGTCTGCGCATTTGCGAAGGAAAGGAAAACTGCTTGATACTTGACTACGCAGAAAATATCGAGCGCCACGGTCTGCAATCTGACCTATTCACGCCGCAAATCAAAACTCGCATCAAGAAAGAAGAAGCCGAAGAAATCACTGTCCGCTGCCCATCGTGCAACTGTGTCACGCAGAAGAAGCGGCGCAACGATCCAATGTATGATGGGCTTGAGCATGATGAGTTTGGCAACTTCCTGATTGCAGGAACCAATCTGGTACTGACCACGCAAATACTCGACCCATCAACCAAAGACGAATTTGGCAACCTTGGTACAAAAGAAGTGCCAGTACCTGCCCACTACTCGCGCAGGTGCAGCAATCCAGAGGCGTACATCATTGACGGCAAGGCTGTGCCATGTAATCACCGCTTCTCGCTCAAGCTGTGCCCAAAGTGCTTCGCGGAGAATGACATATCAGCGCGCCATTGCGTTGAGTGCAAAGAGCGATTGGTCGACCCAAACAAAAAGCTAACGGAGCAAGCAGGATTTGCTACAGTGATGCAAGAAGGCGAGACACGCGAGGTAATTTGTCTTGGTGCAGACTATGCCGAGCACACAAGCCCAAGCGGAAGCAAGACGCTTAAGGCCACGTATAAGACAGAGCTCGGCGCTGTCACTGGCTGGCACAGCAAGCGCCAACACTGGATATTTAACAGGCTGTGCAAAGCCAATAGCGTCAACCCTGACTGGGTAAGCGACTACTCGCAATGCTCAGGATGGAAGCGCGCGCCAAAATTCGTCACGCTGCGTAAGAAGTTAAACAGTAGTGGCTACGTTCAATTTGAAGTTAAAGCGGTGAGGTTTGTATGATTCAAGCAGACATAGAACTAACAGACGACGATTGCGAAGTGATAAGCGCATACACACTTGGCAATCCAGTCATTGACGTATTTTCGCTGTCGATATTTTATGAACTGCTGATGCCAACGGCTTATATTGTTACTCAATTTGCGATTGCTAGGATGATGAAGCAATGACTGCAAAAAAGCGATTAAAGTATTGCTATAGATGTGGCGCGTATCTCGATGAATATAAATTCCATCCATCAGAAAAATTGTGGTGCTCTTGGTGCATACGGTGCAGAAATACACCATCAGGATTTATGCCAAGCGATAACAAGGATTAATCAATGAACCTAACCAAACTAAAGCAACACGATATACCGGTATGCGGAGACACCACATACCGCGGCGAGTGCCCAAGCGAAATGGCCGAGCAAGTCAGTTTTTTGGCCCGACTCAAGCTAGAATTACCTGAACTATGGGAAATCGCTGTACACATCGAAAACGAAGGTAAGCGCAAAGATGCTGCGCGTAAGAAGCAACAGGGCATGCGCACCGGTGCCAGTGATATTGTGATACCTTGCTGCCCGCCGATACTTATTGAACTTAAACGCAAAGACCACACGCAAAGCAGCATCAGCGGTGAGCAAATTGCCTACCTTGTGCGCACAAAACGCCTTGGCGCATTTGCTTGTGTGGCGCTAGGCGCTAACGGAGCGATGGAGGCGGTAATGGCATGGCGGAAATAATGCCAACATCAATGCATCCACATGATGCAAAGTGGATTAACGAGCAGCTGCGCATGTGCTACGACTACAACGAGCGCATTAAGGTGTGCGCAGCTTACTCCAAGGTCCACCGAGAGGAATACGATGCCGAGCCAGATGAAAACCTCAAGGATAGCAAGGCGCGGCGTAAGGCCAACATCAGGTTGCGCGAGTATATGGAAAAGAAATCACGCGTGTTTAATAAATAATGTTTGACACTGTGAATATAGTTAATTAATATTTGTTGCATAGAAGCCAAAGAGATTATATCAATGAAAACTAACCACTCCGAAATCGTTAAACTCGGCCGCCAACAACACGCGCTAACCCTGCTAAATGACGCTATAGCGCGCTGCAATGAGTATGGTATTGCTGTGTATACCGACTTCCACACCAAGGCCACAAAAGCCATTTTAGACGGTGACGGAAACGTTGTTATTACTGGAGAATAGTCAATGTCAAACATAAAGCAAAACCTGTTAATAATTGTCTGCATGCTATTCGTCATGTGCGGAGAGTCGCTAATCGATTTGTTATTTAAGGCATTGGCGTGAAAAAAGTATTAGTCAAGTTTAAGTCGCCAATCGGAACAGAGATACAGCGCGAGATACGCACCAGCGGAAGCGCTAAAAAGGCAGCAAATGCACTGGCTAGTCAGTTTCCGTTGTTGGTGTTGGTTGGTTATGCTGTTAATGGGAAAAATATTGACTTGTTGTAGCTGATGAAATAACATCAACTTGTTCACCTTCCTAAGTTCCTTTGCTGACTCTCCCACTTTGCCCTGTTTATTCAGGGCATTTTTTATTCCACATCATCACGCGACATTTGCCAACGCTTATAGGCCATATCCTGCTCACGCATGATGCGCAAATGGTTTGCCTCTTGCCTAGCGCTGATAATCTTAAAAACGATACCGACTACAATTGAGAAAGCCGTCAGTCCAAGGCCGATTAGCGTTGCGTTAGTCGTTAGCCAGTTAGTGATCGTCCCCGCTGTTGTCACCGTCCCCGCTACCCCTCCGCTGTAAAGCCCCGCATTGCCAACATCGTTTGATAGCCTCATCATTAGCCCTCTTTACCCCGAAAAATATTTGCAAGATGATAATTACTAATTGAAAGACGAGCGCGCAAATAAGACCATATGAGTGGTATAAATCCGACAAACTGGCAAATAACCAATCCATGCGCCGCCATCCTATATCTGTCGCCCCATACCAGTGCTATTGGTTCAATTATTGCTTTAGGGTCATTCATGTATGCGTTATATCGTACAACATCAATAGCCAAAAGTAGATACAAAATCATAACCATAGCGTAAATAGCAGCCTGATAAAATCCAAACTGCGACCTACATCCGCACAAAGCAAGCGCTCCGAATGTTGTAGTGATTGCTCGAAGCCAGTATATTGCTGCTCCATCAGCAGATAACGTAAGCGAGAATATACCAGTCAACAACGATACCACGCACAAAATAATGCACTCATGGCGCACTGTTTTAAAGCGCGCTGCAAGTGCAAATAGTATCGAACAAATAACCAGGTACATTTATGACTCTTCCGCTGGTGGAGTTGGCTCTTTGTTTGGCTTGATTGGCTTTGTCGGTTGGGTATCATCTGGCATATCATTTACCTCTTGTGATTGATTTAGTATCGACTTGTTTTTCCTTGTCCCGGCTACGCATAACACCAAGACCTAGCATTCCTAATAATACCTGCAATGTTATCTCAGTGTCTATCACTGGGAACGTGCCAGCATACCCGAGAATGTTGGCAATAAAGCGCATGAACGGTTCAATGATTGAAACGTATGCCAGCGCAGAACCGCAAACCCAGCCAACGAATGGACGCCACCCGGCAACAAACCAATGCGGGCTTGCAGCCTCAATCTTGTTGATTTCCATCTGACCAACAAGCAACTGTACATGCGCATTAAGCTCTGCCAGGTCTCCTGCCTGTTGCAACTCTTGCAGCTTGCGCAGTTCTTCCTGCTGCTTAGCAGGGTCAGGCCAAATCTTTTGTATTAGCGTAGAGCCAAGGTCAACTATTGCTGTTAGTGGGTCCATATAATCACCTGTCTAATTCAAAGTGCGGTGAGTCTTGGAATGTTCTCCAAAGTCCGCCAGCTCGGATTTTTACACCTTCTTCAATCGCCGCCGTGAACATTGCCTGAATAACAAGTCTGAACCACTCTAACTTCCATGTCACAGTTCCAGT